ATTTTAAAAGAAAAACAATAATATAAAAATTAATATGAAAGATAGAAAACCTTTTGATTGGATTAACGAAGAATCGATTACGTTTCTTCAAAGAGGGTATTTAAGTGAAGGTGAAGAACCTTTAGAGAGAATTAGAACAATAGCTGAACATGCAGAGAAGCTTTTAGGTATCGAGGGTTTTGCGGATAAATTCTACGACTATATGGGTAAAGGGTGGTATTCACTATCATCACCTGTATGGGCTAACTTTGGTAAGAAAAGAGGATTACCTGTAAGTTGTTTTGGTTCAAATATTGGGGACAATATTGAATCAATCTTGTATACTCAGGCTGAAGTTGGTGAAATGAGTAAGATGGGTGGTGGTACCTCAGGATACTTTGGTAACATTCGTGGTCGTGGTGCTGAAATTACAGACAACGGTCATGCACCTGGTGCGGTACACTTTATGAACTTGTTTGAAAGTGTTGTGGACAATATTTCACAAGGTTCTACTCGTAGAGGTAGATTCTCACCATACTTACCTATTGACCATCCTGACGCGATGGAGTTCTTAGAAATTGGAACAGAAGGATTCCCAATTCAGGACCTCACACACGCAGTAACAGTTACTGATAAATTTATGGAAGAGATGATTGCTGGTGATGACGAGAAAAGAGCGTTATGGGCAAAAGTAATCCAAAGACGTGGTGAGATTGGTTATCCATACATCATGTTCCACGATACCATGAATAGAAATACTGTTGATGTATATAAAGACAAAGATGCTACGATTTATAACTCTAACTTATGTTCAGAGATTGCACTTCACAACTCTGAAGAAGAGTCATTCGTTTGTGTATTGTCATCAATGAATGTTCTACACTACGATGAGTGGAAAGATACAGATGCTGTTGAAACGATGACTATGTTCTTAGATGCAGTTGTTACTGAATTCTTAACTAAGATTGAGGATATCAGAGACAACGGAACTATTGAAGGTAAGAGAGGGTTCTTCTATTTGGAGAAAGCTTACAACTTTGCTAAGAGACAAAGAGCGTTAGGTTTAGGTGTATTGGGATGGCACTCACTACTTCAGTCACGTGGATTGGCTTTTGACACAAGAGACACTGCGAGATTGAATGTTGAGGTATTCAAACTTATCAAAGAAAAATCATACGCGGCTTCAGAGAAGTTGGCTGAGATGTTTGGTGAACCAGAATACTTGAAAGGTTATGGTAGAAGAAATGTTACGTTGAATGCAATTGCACCAACAACATCTTCAGCATTTATCTTAGGTCAGGTATCTCAATCAATTGAACCAATTTGGTCTAACTGTTATGTGAAGGATGTTGCTAAAATGAAGGTAACCATTAAAAATCCTGTATTAAAAAGCGTATTGTCTGAATTAGGTCAAGACACCAAAAAAGTATGGGATAGTATTAAACAAAATGATGGTTCAGTACAACACTTAGAGTTTTTAACTGATGAACAAAAAGATATCTTTAGAACATTTGCTGAGATTAATCAATCATCAATTATCAACCAAGCTGCGGTTCGTCAAGACTACATTGACCAGTCACAGTCGTTAAACTTAATGATTTCACCTGACATGCCGACAAGGGATGTGAACAAACTTCTTATTGAAGCATGGCAATTAGGTGTTAAAACTTTATACTATCAACACTCAATGAATTCGGCACAAGCATTCGCAAGAAAGAAACTTGGTTTGAATGACTTACAGTGTGTTGCATGTGAAGGATAAATAAACAAAATCAGAAGAAATGAAAACTCATTATATCTTCTGAGGTTAAGGAAGGAGAAAAAGGTCGGACATTGTCTGACCTTTTTTATTACATCTTTAGATAAAATTATCTGTGTTTATATTTATGGAATATGGCAGACGGTAAAACATATGGTGTATTTTTCCCATTTAGGGATAGTATTAAAGGTGACTATGTAAGCTTAACTCAATCTTCAGACGAAGAGATTAGAGCTGATTTATTACATCTGATACTAACCAGAAAGGGTGGTAGATACTTTTTACCTGATTTTGGAACGAGAATATATGAGTTTATTTTTGAACCATTAGACGGTCCTACATTCGACGCAATTAAAGCAGATGTAAGACAAGCGGTAGATAAATACATACCAAACCTACAAATAAATGACATTACCATTGAACCATATTTAGAATCTGAACCATTACCAGGAGAAATAAATTATGAAGAATTAGGTAATCAAGTATTTAAAATACCTGGTAGAGGGACTGAAGAATACACGGCAAAATTAAGAATAGATTATTCTATCATTAATGGGACATTCTCATCTAAAGATTTTGTAATAATTAATATTTAATAGTATATGGCAAATCGTAAAATATCATACACAGAAAGAGACTTTGAAGGTTTAAGGCAGGACCTCATAAATTATACTCAACAGTATTATCCTGAATTAATTGCTAACTTCAACGATGCCTCTATCTATTCTGTGTTTATGGACTTAAACGCGGCTATCGGTGATAACTTACATTACCACATGGACCGTAGTATACAAGAGACGGTTTTACAATATGCGCAACAAAAGTCTTCAATTTACAACATTGCCAGAACTTACGGTTTAAAGATACCAGGTAATAGACCATCAATTGCATTAGTAGATGTTTCAATTACGGTACCTGCAAATGGTGACCAAGAAGATGAAAGATACTTGGGTGTGATGAGAGCAGGTTCACAATTTATCGGTGCAGGTCAAGTATTTGAAAATCCTAATGATATTGATTTCTCTTCTCAATATAATAGTGAAGGTTACCCTAATAGAACTAAGATACCAAACTTTGATTCTAACAACAGATTGGTAAATTACACAATAACTAAAAGAGAAGTAGTAGTTAATGGTATAACAAAAACATTTAAAAAAGTTATTAATAATAATGATGTTAGACCGTTCTTTGAATTTTTCTTACCTGAAAAGAATGTGCTTAGTATTACATCTGTAATTCAAAAAGATGGTACTACCTATCAGTCACCACCACAATATGGTGAATTTATCACTTCACCAAATAAGTGGTATGAGGTTGATGCTTTAGCCGAAAGTAGAGTCTTTATTGAGGACCCAACAAAACCATCAGACCAACCAGGTATTAAAGTTGGTAAGTATATTGAAACAGATAATAGGTTTATTTCTGAGTTTACACCTGAAGGTTATTGTAAGATTACTTTTGGTGGTGGTACAACAACACCTGAAGAACAATTACAACAATTTGCGAGAACGGGGGTTCCTTTAAGAATACAAGATTACCAAAACAATATTGGTTTAGGTTTAACAGTAAAACCAAACACTACACTATTCGTTCAATATAGAATCGGTGGAGGTAGTGCTACGAATATAGGTGTTAACGTTATTACTCAATTTGGTACTACAAGATTTGATGTGAACGGACCATCAGACACTATTAATCAAAATGTTATTGAAAGTTTAAGATGTACAAACGTTACTGCTGCTATTGGTGGTGGTGACTTACCAACAACTGAAGAAGTTCGTAACATGGTATCATTTAACTTTGCAGCACAAAAAAGAGCGGTAACTATTAATGACTATAATTCTTTAGTTAGAACAATGCCGAGTAAATTTGGTGCACCTGCAAAGGCATCTATTGTAGAAGAGGATAATGCTATTAAGGTTAAAGTATTATCACGTACTCCAGACGGTAAGTTAACGGAATCAGTATCAAACACTCTAAAACAAAATATTGCTAATTACTTATCAAACTACAGAATGATAAATGATTACATTGAGGTTACTACCGCTAAGGTAATTGATTTATCGTTTGAACTTTCAGTCGTTATTGACGCTACTCAAAATCAAGGAGATGTTATTACTAATGTTATAGGAGGGGTTAACGGATACTTTACACCTCAAAGACAACAATTAGGTGCGAATGTTAATGTTTCAGATATTAGAAGAATTATACAGGATGTGCCTGGTGTAATTAGTTTGGCAGACCTTAAAGTGTTTAATAATGTCGGTGGTAGATATTCTAATTCACAAACGTCACAAAAATATTCTGACAGTGCAACCAAACAAATTCAATTGATTGACGATACGATATTTGCAGAACCAAGTCAGGTATATCAAATAAGATTTCCTGAAAGTGACATTACTTGTAAAATTAAGATAGCAAGTAATACTGAATTCTCTTAAAAACTATCCATATACTTTTTCAAAAATCAAATTAAAATTAAGATGAATAACTATTTATCTTAAAAACTTATTATGCCAAAATCAATCAGAATTAGAACTGAACCTGGTGTTGATAGAAATATCAACGTTAAAATTGACCAAGAGTTTGACTTCTTAGAGATATTGTCTTTAAAGTTAAGGCAAGAAGACATATACACACAATTCTGTGCTGACTATGGTGTTGTTGTTGGTCGTGTAATTGCCAATGGTGGTGTCGGTGTACCAAACGCACACATATCTATTTTTATTCCTATAGACCAAGTTGATGAAAACGACCCAGTAATATCTACTTTATATCCATATAAATCTCCTGAAGGTAAAAACGAAGATGGATTTAGATATAATTTATTACCATATCAAAATGAATATTATGGACACACGGCCACAGGGACATTCCCGACAGATGAAGACGTTTTAACAAGGAAAGAAGTCCTTCATGTATATGAAAAATATTATAAGTATTCAGTAAGAACAAACGATTCGGGTGACTTCATGATTGTTGGTGTACCGTTAGGTGCTCAGAAATTAGTAATGGACTTAGACCTATCAAATATGGGTGAGTTCTCATTAAGACCTTCAGACTTAATTAGAATGGGTATGGGTGTACCCGCTCAGTTTGACGGTCAATTATTTAAGGCATCTGAAAACATTGATTCACTACCTCAAATATTACATGATGTCAAAGACATTGATGTGTCTTCTTTTTGGGGTCAAGAGGAGTCTTGTGATGTTGGTATTACAAGAGCCGATTTTGATTTAAGGGAAAGAGGTATTGAAATATTACCACATGCAGTTTTTATGGGTTCAATCATATCCTCAACTGAGGAAGATTTCCTAAAAGCAAGTTGTAAACCTAAAAAAGAAACAGGAAATTTATGTTCATTGTCTACTGGTCCAGGTCAAATATTAGCAATTAGACAGACCATTGCCGTTGACGAGAATGGTGACCCAGTATTGGAAGAATATAAATTAGAAGAAGGTGGTAATGTTATTGATGAAAACGGTACGTGGGTAGTAGATTTACCTATGAATCTTAATTATGTGACAACAAACGAGTTTGGTGAGAGAGTAACCTCTAACGACCCTACTATTGGTATACCTACTAAATCAAAATATAGATTTAAGGTAAAATGGCAAAATGAAGGGGGACTACAAGCAGATATATTAAGGGCTAATTATTTAATTCCAAATATTAAGGAACATTGGGATATTAACCCTA